AACCTATACAGAGGCATTATTAAAAGCTGGTCTTTTACAGTCTTTCTCTTTAGGTGGAGAACCTGAGACAGTTTTAATGTCTCCATCACACAAGCAATTAGCTTCTGCTTTTGCTGGGGTGGCTACGAAATACAAAGATGCGAGTGACAGAGTATCAATCGGTACTACTGACATTTATGTATCTGATTTCGGTGAAGTAGCTTTTGTTCCTGATCGTTTCCAAAACGCAAACAGAGTTGATATCCTACAAATGGATATGTGGTCAGTGGATTTCCTAAGACCATTCCAAACTACTGATCTTGCAAAGACTGGTGACTCAGACAAGAAACTATTATTAGCAGAGTGGACTTTAACAGCTAAAGCTCCTAATGCTAACTATGGAATATTTAACTTAACTGCATAATTGTAGATAAAGGATTGGGAGGGTTTTAATGCCCTCCCTTTTTTATAGAAAGGAAAACATGGCAATTTTTACAAACAAAAAACATTCTTCTAAGTTATTTAAGGTTGTTTCTAATGCAAAAAAATCCGATTCCTCAACATCAAGAGGTGGAGCAAAAAAACAATCTAAACAAACTTCAATGGGTGACAGAAAATATGATCCAATGTTAAGCATAACAGGAAATCAAGGACTTGAAGTTAAAGGCACTATTGACATGATGATAGCAAAAGCAATCAAGTAACATGGCAAAAAAATTCTCTCTTAATGATCCTAATGATGGATCAACAGTCAAAACAAATTTAATTGTAGATGAGGCAGAGAATAAATTTCATATTGAAAACTATCAAGATAATGTATCTGTTAAAGAAATATTAGATGCTAATAAAGTAGCACAAAATGAAGGTGCTTATAAATCTAAAGTTATGGAGCATGAAAAAGGTTATCGTGTTGCAAGACTACCAAACATTGTCGTACATCAATTAGCGAAAAGAGGAATTTTAAATTATGCTGGGAAAGTCTTAGATAAACCAAGATTTTTTAAATGGTTAAACGACTCTGATAACAGACATTTTAGAATATATACAGGTAACTTATAATGGCATTAGACACATACTCCAATCTCAAAACTACTATTGCAAACTACCTTAATAGAAGTGATCTCACTGCATACTTAGGTGATTTTATCACTTTAACTGAGGCTAGACTTAATAGAGAGTTACGAGTAAGAGAAATGATAAACACTGATACATCAATCACAACTGTTGCTGGTACACAAAGTTATGCTCTGCCTACAGGTTATCTTGAAGCAACAACAGTTATTTATCAAAGTAATCCCTATTGCACATTAAGATTTATAAACAACAGTGATTTTTACAACAAGTATAATGTCAGTCAAAGTAGAGGCAAACCTACATATTTTACTATTGTCGGTACAAATATTCTTTTAGGTGTTGCACCTGACTCAGCAACAACATTACAAATTAATTATTATAAAAATATAACTTCGTTATCAGACAGTAATACAACAAATACAATATTAACAAATTATCCTGAATTGTACTTATATGGTTCACTAGCAGAGTCTGCACCATTTATTATGCAAGACGAAAGGATAAATACTTGGGCAACTCTGTATAAAGAAGCATTGAAAAATGCTAACGAAACTTCTTCAAGAGGATCAACTACATCTTCTCCTTTACAGATGTCCACACCACAGGTGGTATAGATGATTGAGTTTGGCGATTTACAAGCTGACTTACCTACTTACGAGAACTCAGGTGCTTTAGTAGTTGATAATGTCTTGCCTTTAGCAAAAGGCTATAAAAGCCTAGCTGGTTTTCAGGCATTAAGTGGTACAGGATTAACAGGTAGTGCGTTAGGTTTATTTACAAGTTTCAGTGCTGGTGGTTCTACGAATTATGCTGGTGATGCTACAAAATTATATCAGATGGACTCCTCTCTAGTCTTTCAAGATAAAAGTAAAGCTGGTGGTTATAACAACTCTACTACAGAAAACGCTAGAGACTTTTGGGCTTTTACACAGTTTGGCTCAAACATTATTGCTACAAACTTTGCAGATAATATACAAAAGTTTGAAGAAGGTGTAGATAGTGCCTTTAGTGATCTTGTATCATTAAAAGCTAAATACATCGCAGTGATTAGAGACTTTGTAGTAGCTGGATATACAACAGAAAGCTCTACAACCTATAACCAACGAGTAAAGTGGTCAGGTATCAATGATAGTTCTACATGGACACCTAGCCAAGCAACACAATCTGGCTTCCAAGATATCGTAGGATCACATGGTAATATTCAAGCCATTGTAGGTGGTGAGAGTGCTGGTGTGATCTTTATGGAGAAAGCTATCTACAGAATGGAATATGTAGGTACTCCGTTAATCTTTCAGTTTAATAAAATTGCAGACAACATTGGAGCATTTGCACCTAAGTCTGTTGCTTCTTACGGAAACATGGTTTTCTTTTTAGCACAAGATGGTTTTTACAAACTCACTGGTGGACAGCAACTAACACCCATTGGAAATGGTAAAGTTGATAACTTCTTTTTTGATGACTTGTCATCTAACCTAGATGGTATTTCTTCTGCTGTCGATCCTAACAATAGTATTGTTGTATGGTCGTATCGTGGATCAGGAGCAACTGGAACTACGAATAATAAATTATTAATTTACAACTATGCTGTTGATAAATGGAGTACAGGTAGCGGACAAGACTTACAATTTATTGCTAGTGCCTCACAAGAAGCATTTAACACTTTAGAAAGTTTAGATGTGTTAGGGGATTTAGATAATTTACCACGATCTCTTGACTCTTACTTTTATAGAGAAGGCGTTGTTGGTCTAGCTGGTTTTAACTCTGCTAACAAGTTTGGTAAGTTTATTGCTAACAGTTTATCTGCAACAATAGACACTACAGAGTTTGAAGGTGCAGAGGGTAAACGATCAACACTAATTAATTGCAGACCGATTGTTGATGGAACAACAAACACATCAGTTACTGTAACACCAATTACGAGGCAATCACAACTTGACACCACAACAACTGGCACTGCTACTAGCACTAATGATACTGGCACTTGTCCTTTACGGAGTACATCTCGATATCATCGCATTAGGGTAAATGTGACAGGTAATTTTAATACTTTGTCAGGCGTAGATATAGAAGCGAGACCTGAAGGTGGCAGATAATCAGTTTCCTCAAGTACCTTTATCGATACCAGATACAGGACAACACTTACGATTAGTTTCGACATCATTGAACAATACGATCAATGGTAAACTTAACAGCACTGGCACAATTACACTAACCGCTAGTGCTACATCAACAACCCTTACAGACGCAAGAATAGGTGGAAACTCAGTTATTTTGTTTATGCCTACTACTGCAAATGCAAGGACAGCTCTTGGTAGTTTACATGTTTCTGCTAGAGCCAATGGAAATGCCACACTAACTCATGCAAGTTCAGGAAACACAGACCAAAACTTATCATACTGTGTCATTGGATAATGTCGTCACTAGAGTACCTAGTGAAGATGTTGAATTTATATGGAGTCAAGTAGCTCCATTATTAGAAAAAGCATTAGACGAAACTTATAGTATTCAAGACATACTGTACGGAATAGCTAATGATCGTATGCAACTATTTATTAGTTGGAACAATAACAGAGTCGAGAGTGCTGTTGTAACCGAAATAGCACAATACCCTCAGTCAAAAGTATTACGATACTTTCTCGCTGGAGGTACAAATCTAGAAAACTGGTTAGAAAGAATACAAAAAGTAATAGAAAAATTTGCAAAGCAAGAAAACTGTACTCAACTTGAAGTCGCTGGACGTAAAGGTTGGGTTAGAAAATTGAAAGGATTTAGTGTCAAAGCATACTTACTAAATAAGGAAATATAAAATGTCAAAAGGATCATCACCATCATCAGTCGTATCAAGTTCTGCATCACAAGAACCATCAGAATTTATTAGACCATATCTAACTCAAGCTATCGATTATAGCCAAGACTTATTTGAGTCATCTATGCCTAACTATTTTCCTAATGCTACTTATACAGGTTTTTCACCTGAAACAGAAACAGCATTAGATTTAGCCACAGCTAGAGCAACAGCAGGAAATCCATTATTAAATCAATCACAAACAGAAGCTAGTGGTATTTTATCAGGTGATTATTTAAGTCCTACATCTAACCCTTACACACAAGCATTGTATAATCAAATGGCAGATGATGTGACAACTAAAGTTAATTCACAATTTACAAAAGCAGGTAGATTTGGTTCAGGTGCAAATCAAGAAATCTTAACAAGAGAATTAGGTGATCTTGCTAATCAAGTTTATGGAGATCAATATAATAGAGAAAGAGACATCATGGTCGATACCATGAGTACAGCACCTACTCTTGGAGAAATGGATTATAACGATATTCAAAAATTAGGATTAGTTGGATCTGAAAAAGAAAGTTTAGAACAAGCAAAGTTACAAGACGCTATTGCTAGATACGATTATGAGCAATTAAAACCATATCAAAAATTAGAAAATTATCTTGGTAATTTAGGTGCAAACTATGCAACAAATCAAATATCTACACAACCAGTATTTAGAGATCGTGCAGGTGGTTTACTAAGTGGTGCGATGGCAGGTATGAATATTGCTGGTAAATCAGGTGGTGTTATTAGTCCTATGATGGGTGCGATTGGTGGAGGATTACTAGGAGGATTCTTATAATGGTAGCTTTAGCATTAAGAAATAAAACAACTTATGGTAATCAAAATAATCAAGTTAAAAATCAAAATAGTAATTCCTTTTTAGATTTTTTTGATGCTAATCCAAACAAAGAGGGTTTTCAATTTTTCAATACTAATCCAAATAGAAATGTACAATCTGTACAAACAGTAAAACAAACACCAACAGGTGTTATAAATCCTAATCAACAAGGTTTGCTTTCAAACGAAGAAATTGTAGAACAAAACACAGGTGGAATTTTAAGAGATCCTTCTGCACCTGCAAAAGAAGGTGGATATACTTATAACTTTTCACAAAACAATCAAAAAACCTCGCCTTACTCTGTGTTTACTACCCCTCAAAATAATACAAATGCCAATGCAGGTGTTAATTCAAACTTTGTCAGACCAACCTTACCTGCTTCTGAGGGAAGTTATACTCATGGTTACGGATTAGGCACACCTTCAGCAGATACAAATAAAGATGGTACTCCTAAAAAGAAAAGTTTTATGGATATATTAAAAGATTTTACACAAACTGATTTTGCTCTTGATATGGCTATGAAAGGTTTAGAAGCATCTGCTCCTAAAGTTGGAACACCTACAAGCACAGGAAGAACATTGTTTGAAGCATACAATTATGCAAAGGAACAAAAGCAACAAAAAATTGATAATGAAATTAATAGACAAAAAGCAAAAACTGATAACTACAGAGAGCCTGTATATAGAGCTTTAGTTAGAGATAAAAAAGGAAATCAATATGGATTATTTTCATCTGGTGGAATGTTATATGCAGATATAAATGGAGTTAGAGTTCCTCAACAAGATTTACAAGATGTTATTGGCGATTATGACATAAGAAATGTAGGCGACCAAATGGACGGAGTTATGTCATTTGCTAACTTTAAAAAACTTAGAAACAACTTAAATGACGATGAAGTATCGTTAAAGAAAATGATAAATTTCTTAAAAACTCAAGATAAAACTTCCATAGGTTATGAAAGAATTATTGATGGTTTTATGGGTAAAATGAAAACATTTTTTAGCACAAAAGCAAAACAGTACAATATGACCGAAGAAGAATTAGCACTACAATTAGCAAATGGACAACTACAA